ATCTATAAATATAGGCCAAGGATCTCCACCAAGGTTAAGTGTAGTAGATATTTCACAACTAGGTCTGTCTTTATGTCTGTGTAAACAATCACCTTTTTTATATGCTCTAGCGTAAGAGTAAGTAGGTATTAAATCTAGTCCTGTATGTTGTTTCATTATAGGTAACATTTTAACTAATAATGTATCCATTACAAAATCACCGTAACAAGAAAATGTATTTGGTATCTGTTGATCGGTCCATGTTCCAAGGATTGGGGACTGTGAATGTATGTTATTTTTATACATAAATCTTGTTGCATCTCTTTTAAGTAAAAAATAGTTAAGTATAAAATTAGCCATATCGTAAGACAAAGCTTTCTTAATTACTTGATATTTGTGATCTCTAAACATTAAACCCTTTCTGTAAAAAATTAAATGATACTGATATTCTTATTTCATTGCTTAAGTTTGGTTCAACACAATGCCAAAGCCATGCAGGAAATATAACTATTCTACCTTCTAACGGATCAACCCTAACCTCTCTCCATAGATGTGAAGGTGGTTCTCCTTCTTTTCTTCTTGGCATAACCATATGTGCTGCAGATCTTGGTTCATTAAATACTATTTGTCCAGAGTTTTTAGGTGCTTTAATATAGTATACACCACTGTAATGACTGTTAGGATGTAAATGTGGTCTGTTGTATCCACCTGGTGGATTTATATTGGCCCACATATTTCCAATAACAGGTTCACTATCTAACCATTCTTCTTGAAATACTTCATTTTGCATTTTAAATAATTCATCTACTAAAGGTTTAAATACTGGTATTTGATGCATGTTAGTTGTGCTATGCCAACCATTCATATTAGTTCTTTTAACTCCTTTGTCTTTATCGGCCCAAGCAAGAACTTCTCTTTCAAAAAGTCTATTATCTAAATTAACATCTTTAGCATATATAATAGTTGGAAAGTATGCAGCTTTAATCATCATTTAAAAGGTGTGCCCCCAAACCACATAACCAAAGATTTTCTGTTGCCACGTATTACAGGTTTAACTCTGTGTCTAATAAATGATGCAAAAAATACTGCGTGTCCTTGTTTTATTTTTGCAACTTTGCCTTCAGCCATCAATTCTAAATCACCACCTTCAAACTCATTCTCAGGAGATAACAAACAAGTCATAGATATTTTTCTAACTGGTGGTTCATGTTGCATGTTTACATCGTTATCTACATGCCACTCATAGAACCCACCTTCTGGATATTCTGTGTATTGTGCCATTTCAGTTATTGTCATTCCGTCAAAACCAAAATGATTACCATTGGTAGTTTTCATAATTTTTTCTAAATCTTTATACATGTCAGCCATTTTTTTAAAAGGTATCCAACTAATATGTGAGGTTCTAGTTTTAGTATCTAACTCCCCTCCTTTAATACCTTTTTTATTACCAACATAAGCATCTTGTTTTGGCTCTGCTCTCCCTGCAGCAATAATCATTTTACATTGTTCAGGTGTAAAGATTGGTTGTGTTGTTTCTACTATGTAAGATTTCCATCGTGGTTCTGTTATCATATTAATATCCGTATTCTATCCATCCCGTTATTATATATTTGTCATTTGATAAAGGTGGGTTGCCTCTATGAACATGTGTAAATTGTGCAGGCCAAACTAACATAGTATTCTTTTCTGGTTTAAATCTACACTTCTGATATAAAAATTCTGTTTCTCCACCTTCTACAACATCATTAAGATAAACACTAAAAGCTAGTATTCTATTTCTAGCTTTCATCTCAGCATTCTCACAATGCCACATATGATAACCTTCTCCAACTTTAGTTTTTTGTATCTTAACTTCAAGTATATTATGTGTGGCTAACTTTTTTAAATATGAATATTTTTGAACATACAAAGGATACACTTCTTTAAAAAACATATCTATAAAAGGTTTGTTGTTATAAGTCATTGCAACATTAGTATCTCTTATAGTATCGATTGCATTATCTGATACTAACGTTTCATCTACTTGCCTTGGATACACTGCACCTTGTTGTTCACACTTGTTAAAATAATTTGTGTAATCATCTATCAATTCATTAGGCATAAAATTTTTAAATAGGCCTATGTGATTATCTATGTAATATTGTTTTTCCATTAATGTGCCCCTCTGTTTTTTATTGGATCAAACTGCACATCACAGTTTGCAGCTAGAGTTCGTCTAGTCTCATTAGTTCCGTTAAATGGATACACACAGTGTCTCATATCATATGGAAATATGTAAAAGTCTCTAAGGTCCATTGGTGGTTGATAATCTATCTTTGCAAACTGACCGTTAGCTGCACCTAATATCTGTAGTCTACCGTTTTGTGGTACTTCATCATTTGAATATTCTCTACCATATGTTGATGGTAATTTTAGAATCATCACACTAGATAGACCTGTAAACAACATGCCTCTATGAATGTGTGCAGGATTATATTCGTGTTGTTTCATCTCGTTAACCCAGATAGAATTTAGATGGGTTTCATAATCTCTTATCTTATTAAACGCTAGATAATGTTTAAACATTTGTATAAAATAATTTGTTACATCTCTTGGTAACATATTATGATTTTTCATCTTTGTCTGATCTGCACCATTATAAAATAAAGAATGTTCTTTCTCTATCTTACCTACTAACTGTCTATTCGCAGGTGCGAGATTATTAAAATTAGATTCATAAATATAATTAATAGAATTGAATATATCTAAAGGAACCTGATATTTTAAAATAGATTGACCTAAAAATATAAAATCAAACTTTGGGTTTTCCATGTTGTTCAAGTTGTTCTCTTTCTTTGT